GTCCATTTGTCTATCTAGGGGGTACGCAAAGCGTGTACCTACATATCAGAAATATGTTTTGAAAACACATTTCTTCGTATGTACTCTTCCCAAAAGCGATAGATAGATTGCGTGGGGTTACCAATAAAACAGGTAACAGCAGTTCCACGTAACAAGCTAGGATCGCCCCATCCAGGTGCAATCTTAACTTGGGTCTTATACTGAGGCACGCCCCCAAGGGGACGTACCCCATACCTGCCGTCACGGACACTGCCGCCAAGCACATGTAATAATGCGCCAAAGCGGTTCCGTGTTTTCCATGTAACATCCGTTACATACGTGATAGTATAAATCTCACGTGTAAGGATACTAGAGGCCTTGGCCTTATGCACAGTTTCTTTAAAAACGATTCTGTGTTTCGGTTGAGCCACTAGACATTCATACAACCTTGAACCCTTTTGTAAAGGAGGTTGCCCATGTAGCTTTTGACTACAAGGTAAAGAATGCGAAACAGGAACGTGTATCCCTGCACTAACATCTTCCCAATTTGGGACTCTAATCCGTTTTCCGCCAGATTCGGCGGCGCGCCTCAGAAGCGATAAGCTACGAGGCAACGGCACACTGTGGGTAGTACCCCAGACGGCCAAACGGTTCAGAAGAGAAAAGATGTCAGCTTGTGTCTGCAGACTTTCACAGAACACGGGGCGCACTGGATAGCCGTCATAGAAATCAGCGCCACAACTCTCACGGAAGAGAGATTTGGAATATGATTTCGTAACATTGACGGTAAATCCAAGCTCTGCTAGGATAGAACGTAAACCCAGCAAAACCGAGCTATCAACTATGATATCGTCTCCATAGACGGCCCAAGTTTTGACACGCTGATTATTTATCGTGTCGTACTCAGGCAAACCCGCAAAAGAATATAGGGTTTTTACAATCGCTGATAGAAATAGAGTCATGAGAGAGAAGGTAAACCCATTCCCCATGGTTGAGCACATGTGCTTTTCCACATACATGTCTCCACTCTTATGTTCAATGAACATATGTGAAGAACGAATGTGAGAAAGCCATTTAGTCCATTCTCCGGGAAATACCTCTCGATAATCACCCAAGGAAAATTACTGGCCGATTTTAA